GAGATCATGTGCAACTGGATTCCAGTGTTCCCGGTCTACGGTGACGAGTTGGATGTGGACGGCAAGGTAATCCGCAGCGGGTTGATCCGCAACGCGAAAGACCCTGCGCGGATGTACAACTTCTGGATGACGAGCGCGACCGAGGAAGTTGCGCTGCGTCCCAAGACCCCGTACATTGGTGTTGAAGGACAGTTTGAGGGCTACGAGGATGATTGGAACCAAGCCAACACCCGCAGCTTCGCGTACCTGGAGTACCGGCCTGTCTCGCTGGACGGCATCCTGGCCCCGCCCCCGCAGCGCCAGCCCATGGCCGACATTCCTGGTGGAATGCTGCAGATGGCCATGCATGCCAACGACAACATCAAGGCTACGACGGGCCTGTTCGACAGCAGCCTGGGTTCACTCGGCAATGCCCGCTCGGGCATTCAGGAGCGCCAGCAGCAGCGCCAAGGCGATGTGGCCAACTTCCACTTCTCCGACAACCTCGCCCGCACCGTTCGCCACGCAGGCCGCTGCCTTGTGAGCATGATCCCGCACTACTACGATGCCACCCGCATTGTGCGCATCATGGGCGAAGACGGTAAGATCAAGCACACCAAGATCAACTCCCCGATCCCGCCCGAGGAACAAGAGGTTGACGAGCAAGGTCAGGCCATCAAGACCATCTTGAATGACCTGACTGTGGGCGAATACGACATCACTGTGAAGGCAGGCCCGAGCTACGACACCTTGCGCCAAGAAGCGCTGGACTCGATGGTGGAGGTGGCTGGCAAGTGGCCCAAGCTCATGGACGTTGCTGGCGACAAGGTCATCAAGGCCATGGACTGGCCCGGCGCGGAGGAGATTGCCGAGCGCGTGGCCCGTTCGATCCCGCCCGAGATTCGGGGCGACGAGGAAGGCAAGCAATCCGAGACGGTGGACACGCCCAAGGGGCCGATCCCGCTGGATCAGGTGGGGCCGATGCTCGCGCAGATGGATCAACAGATGCAGCAAATGGGGCAAGCCTTGCAAGAGGCCCAAAGCGGCATCGAGAAGGCCAAGATCGACGCCGCTTCACGTGAGCGCGTTGCTGAAATCAATGCCGTCAGCAAGTCTGACGTTGCCGAGTTGACTGGGATGGTGCAGCTGCTAATCGCCAAGCTGCAACCGCCCCCGCAACTCGTTGCAGAAGCCTTTACCGAGGGCGACGGCGCACAGCCTGCGACCTCGGGCGAACCTCGCTCCATGCCTGACCCGGGTGTGGACTCAGCGCAACAGGGTGAAGCCACACCATCGGGCGAAAACGATGGGCAGGAGATCGTTCAATGAACGCCGCAGAAGGAACCCCAAGCACCGAGCAACCAACTGGCAACCCGGGTGAAGCCCCGGCAGCGCCCGCCCCAGCCCCAGCAGCCCCAGCTCCTGGCCCCGCTGAAGGGAGCGCTGAACAGACCGCCGCGCAGCAAGCTCAAGATCGTGACGAGCAGGGGCGCTTCCGCAACCCTGTGCAGCCGCGCATTGATGAGTTGACGCGAAAGGCACGTGAAGCAGAGCGTGAAGCTGCCTACTGGCGGGAACGCGCCACAGCAACTCAGGCACCGGCACCCGCCGCACCCAAGAAGCCCGAGCCCGCTGACTTCGCTGACTATGGCGAGTATGTGGAAGCCCTTGCCGAGTTCAAGGCTGACGAGAAAGTCAGCAAAGCCCTGGATGCACGCGAAGCGAAGCAAGCTCAACAACAGCAAGCCACGCAACGCGCCACCACCTGGGAGCAGCGCCAGACGCAGACCCGCAGCGCAATCCAAGACTATGATGCCGTTCTGGCGAACAGCGATGTTCCCATTGCGCAGCATGTCGGAGAAGCGCTGCTGGAAAGTGAGAATGGCCCTGCGCTGGCCTACCACCTCGCCAAGAACCCGGCTGTTGCCGACAAGCTCAATGCAATGAGCCCGATGAACGCTGCCCGAGAAATCGGACGGCTTGAAGCGAGCCTCACGGCGGGTTCCGCAGCCCCGTCTCCTGCCCAGGGTGCAGCGCCCGCTGCCCCTGCCGCCCGCACCACCAACGCACCGCCACCGGCGAAGACCTTGCAACAAGCTGGCAACGCGCCTGTCGATCTGTCGAAACTCTCGATGGACGACTACGTGAAGCACCGCAAGTCGCAAGGCGCTTCCTGGGCGCGGTGAGCGATTCACCACACCCTGATCCAACGAGGAATTCATGAGCAATACTCTTGTCACCTGCTCCATCGTCGCCAAGGAAGCCTTGGCGATCCTGGAAAACATGCTGACGTTCGCATCGAACGTCAACCGCGACTGGGAAGACGAATTCACGAGCAACATGTCTCGTGGCTACGCTCCCGGCCAGACCATCAACATCAAGCGCCCGCCCCGCTACACCTACCGCGCTGGCCGCGTGGCGGTGCCGCAGAGCACGGTGGAATCCACGATCCCGCTGACCTTGCAGCAAGGCGGCTGCGATCTGAACTTCACCGGCATCGAGCGCACCCTGAACCTGACCCAGATGCAGAAGAAGCTCCAAGCTGCACTGGCGACGGTAGCCAACGAAGTTGACCGGCAAGGACTGAACCTGGCCCGCCTGTCCACCTTCAACACCATCGGCACCCCGGGCACGCTCCCGACCACACAAGCCCTCGCGCTGGCGGCCATCACCGGCCTGAACCAACGCATGGACGAAATGGCCGCGCCGCGTGACAACCAACGCTCGCTGGTGATGAACCCGGCGCTGAACGCCGCTACCATCCAAGGCTTCGCGGGCTTGTTCAATGCCGCATCCACGCTGGAGAAGCAGTTCAAGCGTGGCATGATGGTGGACTCGCTTGGACTGGCCTACAGCATGGACCAGAACGTAGACACCCACGTGAACGGCACCGCTGTCGTCAACACCAACACAGTGAACGGCGCTGGCCAGACCGGCACGGCCATCACCGTGGCCGCGCTGAACGGCACAGTGACCAAGGGCACCAAGATCACGTTCGCCAACGTGTTCGCGGTCAACCCCCAGTCCCGCCAATCCACTGGTGTGTTGGCGCAGTTCACCGTGACCGCTGACGCCGCAGCTGCCGCGACCTCGCTGCAGATCAGCCCGGCCCTGGTGCCTTCCGGTGCCTTCCAGAACGTGACCACGAGCCCCGCCAACGGTGCCACCATCACGATCTTCGGCACCGCTTCGGGCTCCTTCGGTGCCAACGTCGCCTTCCACGAGGACGCCTTCACACTGGCGATGGTGCCCATGTACGCTCCCCCGGGCGGCAAGGGCGTGATCGACGTGGCTGTGGAGTCCTACAAGGGCATGAACATCAAGGTCACCGAGTTCTACGATGGCGTGAACGACAACTACATCATGCGTCTCGATGTGTTGTTCGGTTGGGCCGCGACGTACCCGGAACTGGCCTGCCTGTACGCAACCTGATTCGCAACTGGGTGGGGCTTCGCCCCTGCTCATTGCGACTGCATCAACCCTTCAAAGGAATCCATCATGGTTCTTCTCAATCGACCCTATGCCGGCTACCTGTCCGGCACCATCGTCCAGTTCTCAACCGCAATCGAGGCATCGCTGATCGCAGCGGGCTTGGCTGTGGCGAGCGCTGGCCCTGTCACCCCGGGCGCAGTCTCCACGACGATTCCCATGGGCCGTGTCGGCATCGCTGCAGCAGGTACCTCGGTTGTGGTGAGCAATCCGAGCTTCACCGCAGAGTCGAAGTTCATTGCGGTGTTGTCCAATGCGGCGGCGGACGGCACGGCGCTGTACGTCACCAGGATCACGCCCGCTGCGGGTTCGGTGACGTTCACGTTGAACGCTGCGGCGACCGCTGCGGTGGCCATCGACTGGGCTCAGCTGGGGCCGTTCGGTGGTTTGACGACCGCGCCCTAAAATCCAAACCCACGGGGCTTCGGCCCCTTTTTGGAGGCAACCATGTCATTTCTTCAACAAGGACAAGACGCAACAGTCACGATCCCGGCAGGCCAGTCCATCCGAATCGGGGCCTTCCGCAACGCCAAGGCGTCTGTCAACATCCCCGGTGGCCGCGCTGGCGGGCCGATCCAAACGCTGTCGGACGGAGCTGTGACGCTGGGGCCTTACACCCCTGGCATCGACGTTGTGGTGGCGGCGACATCCGGCGAGGTGGAGTACGTTGTGGCCGCATCGCCGGTCTTGACGGATGGGCTATTCAACTCGGCAGGCGTTGCAGTGACGGGCGGAACGATCAACGGCACCTCTGTTGGCGCAACGACACCCAGCACCGGCTCCTTCACATCGCTTCGCTCCACCTCGCTCCAGTCGGCGCTGACAGACGGAACCGGCACCCCTGGCAACGTCATACAAAATGTCTCACACGGACGCGCTGCATTCGCCGCTGCGGGTTCCACCGTTGTCGTCACCAACTCGCAAGTCGCCGCCAACAGTAGCGTGCTTGTGCAGCTGGGCGGAGCGGACGCCACCTTGACCTCTGTGCGCGTGACGATGGCAGCGGGCTCCTTCACAGTCACCGGAAATGCCGCCGCAACCGGCACAACCCCGTTCGATTAC